ACCATACTGTACCCCTGGACTCCAGCTAACAACCTTGTCAGCGCCTGATACAGTTACTGTAGTATTTACTGTATTAAAATCTAGTAAACTACTTTGGTCGATACTAACAGGTTCCTCAGGAGTTTGCACTACTACCATATTTACGCTTCCAAGTCCTGTGTAAGTTCTACTCCCGCTAGTTGAGGGGTTTACAAGGAAGCTATCAATAGGTACATAAGAAAAGTCGTTACTAGACATTTCTAAAGCACCAGTAGCACCATATATCTCGAATCCATAAGCCATATGGTTCCTTTCTTGTTCATTGGAGGGCCATGAGGGAATCGAACCCCCATGCATACCTTAGAAGAGTAATGTATTATCCATTATACTAATGGCCCTATTCTTATAGGTACCGACTGGCTTGTCAGGAGGAATTTCGACTAAGCCGCCTTACCTAACCAGTCAATGTACTCATCCACCGACATAATGCCTGACCTTTTGTCTAGCAAGGAGTCATCTTCCTCCATGACAAAATAAGGCACACTCTTGATACCGTACTTGATAACTAATGCTGCTTCATCTCGGGCATCTAGGTATTCAAGATGGATACCTGTGTGGTCTACTGTTGACATAATCTCTTTCATTTGTTTGCATGGGGCGCAGGTTTTGGTGGTAAACATCATTACCTTTTTCATATTTCGCATCCTCCTGCGGAACATGCTAGGGTTTGGGCACCTTCAACGTTATCTCGGTCTTCCTTAAACAGAGACCAATCAATCTCAGGCATAAGCATAGCTGCATACTGCTCTATAGTACATTCTTCATACGGCGCTTGTTGGTATGTGCCACCGTCATCAGGCAAGAAGCTAATACCAGTACATTCGTCAAAGTGTTTGTATACCCATGCGCCTACCTCAAGCCACTCATGCTCTTTTACAGAGATAGTTACTGAAGGTTTATGTTCGCAGTAGAATCGTTGGTACGCCAGCCAGATGTTTAAATGCTGGATAGCCGTAAGATCTTTACGGGTAAATCCGGGAGAGTGTTGTGGGAATGAAAATACAGTTGTATCCTGTGGCTTCATAACACAATCTTCATGTGGGACACCTTGCTCAATAAGGAATTGAGTCAAAGGGTCTTTCTTATCTTGACGAATACGCCGGATGTAATGAGGTGAGTGACCTGCATGGATACCACTGGATGTCTGGGTAAGCTGCGATACTGTACCCTCTGGCTTGACACAGGTGATTGATACTGAGCTATTGATACCCAGAACTTGTGACCAGTAATTATTAACTTCCCGGGCAGTTTCACGGAGTACACGTAGGGTAGTTTCAAGGTCACCTTCTTCACCACGGAGTAGTTTGTTATCAAAAATACCTGTCAAAGATACACCAAGCAAACGTTCACTTTCGGTATTCTCACGCCAGATAGAGCGCAAGTATGGGAAATTAGTCAGAGTTGCTTGCATAGTACCCATCACAGTAGCATGAGTAATCTTTACTTTGAGGCTTTCAATATCGTCTTCTGGAGACACCACTACTGTAGATAAGTTACAGAATTGGTATGGCTTAAGGATAATTTCAGAGCAAGGATTAGTTCCATAATCTACTTCTTCACTTCTACGGCCCCATTTAGCGGCTTGTTTACGGGAAGCTTCACGGTTGAAGATACCACGCTCACCACTGTGGCTGTTGTAGATACCTAACCATTCTTTCATGAACTCACCGATAGATGGCTTAGATTCATACACAGCAGAGTTATTAGACAAAGCACGTTCACCATGAGTTTCCCACCAAGAACCTGTCTTAGCTGTAGCATGGTCATAGTCTCCCAGATCACCCAATGAAATCATTGCTGAACGTCGTACACCACCAACAACAACTACCTCACCGATCTTGCACATGATATCATGTACTTCAATAGGCTTGAGTTGTCGTCCTTGAGCGTTCTTAAACTTGTTAATCGTGTATTCAAACAGGGATACTAATGGCGCAGGACCAGATGCTCGTCCACCAAAAGTCTTTAGAGGTGCTCCAGCAGGTCGTACCCCAGACACATCCCAAGAGGGTACATTACCTGCATACAACGAAGTAATGAGTGACTGGAAGGCTTCACACCAACCTTCTTTGCTGTCTGCTACATAGATCATACCGCCTGTAGTGTATTGAGTAGGTACAATGGGGAGGTGCTTGGTGTACTGCTGCTCACACGAGAAGCCTACTCCTGTGCCGCATAACAGGATGTACATTGCCTCATCAAAGGAACGTGGATGGTCAACAGGCAGGTAAGAGCAGTTGTATGCAGCTACGTTAGTACGGTGCAATGCTTCTCCCGCAGTCATGATAGACCGCATAGATGGGAGTGCTTTCAGGTTGTTAATGCTTTCTTGGAGTTCATTCCAGATGTAAGCTTCAGGCTTAATCAGATTTGAAAATTCATTTTTAAAGAATTTAACCCATCGACCTGAGGTCTCTTCCCAGTTCTCTCGACGAGATTCCTCTGGCAAGTAACGGGCGTATCGTGATTTAGCAATTAGTTGTTGGTAGCTGTTCATTTATTATTATTTCCTTATTAGCAGAAGAAGTATTCTGAGTTTGTTAAATCAGATAGGTCAAGAGAACCTAGCTTGGGTTGGGGTAATTGGAATGTATCTTTGCTTTGCATCAGGTTATCCTGAAGAATATCAAAGAAGTTAGGCACATCATACTGTGCTTGGAAGGTCATTTTAGTAACCGACTGCAGGAAGTCTACATCAGAGGCATGGCAAGAAAAGCTGTCATGAACAGCAGCAAAGCTACCGCCAAAGGAAACAATCGTATTAGCCATATGAGCAGCATCATAACTATGTACAACATTAGGGCTGATACCACTGGCAAAAGACCTACGGCAAGGAACCTTTTCTCCAGTCTCTTTGTTTCGAACATCAACTTTAACAACATGAGTTACCCTTCCATCTTTGTTACCTTTAATACCTCGAATAGTACCTCGTTGCTTGAACTCATGCTGTAGATAAGCCTTATATACAACAGGAAAGCCACTTGGAGTAACCCATGTAAGGATGTTTCTGTTGCTATTAAGCTCATGTTCAGCAATCTTTTGGAGGTACTTACTTGTTTTGAGTGGGCCATCACACACAGTGTTAATGGCATTGATTAGATTACCGGACAGTGTATCACATTCTTTTTCTGTGATATTGTATTTGGAAGTGTATCCTTCTACATGGCAGTCATCAAACATATTCTTTGCAATACGTTTTCTGCCCGCAGAGTATGCTCGTGTCATTGAACCTCGTTTAGCAATACCTTTACGTATTGACTTCATAGGCATATTGCGTTCAGCAAACCATTCAGGCATCAAGCTTATTAGTTCTTTGGCTACTGCTACATAAAAGTCATTCTGGATAGGAGTAGGCACAAGAGATACTAATGTACCTGCTTGCTTATCTTTCGACATTGCTGCCAGATGTTGCCAACCGTTATTACTACCATCGATAGGTATGGGTAATCCACTGTAGTACTTCTTATCATTAAAGGAGTGGTTAATGTACTCACAGATATCAGTAGCTGCTGCAAGGAATCCATAAGGTTTCTCTGCGTTCTCATGAACAGTGCTATTCTCGTAAGTAAGTGTTATTGTTTCCTGATTACGTACTGCCCAGTTATACCTGTCTTGTAGAGTCATTTTGTCCAGAGAGATAGTATCAAGCCCTTCTTCTTGAAGGTGCTTAACATAATCAGTCTCCAGCCACTTGATGTTCTTTAGTTCATCAATGGTGTATGACTCATTGTAGCAGTTGGCTGCATGAATACACATCCAACGATAACCCTCTTCAGTAACTTCTTTCTTGTCATTAAACAAGAACAGACTACGAGCAAGATCACTGCCTTGAAACTCAAGGAAGGATTCAGCATAATACATTCTACCTCGGTAGTCACAAGATACTTCTTGGTAGAACGGATAACCCTGTTGCTTTACCATGTCAGCCTTCTTAAGTATCTGGCTGTACTCATAGTACTTAGATACCATACGTTGTAGCTTGGGGTCTTTCTTACCTAGATAGGGAGTACCATCTGTGTGAGTTACATTCTCGCCATGCTTTATATTGGTGTGTATGTTGTGTTCTAAGATAACCCCATCAGAGTCAATAAGCTCCAGTGTTTTGCTTGGTGGATTTGCTTTGGCAGCTGCCAGTACTTCTTCATTGAGTTCCCAAGGTTGTTGCCTTAGTGCCTCAATAGCTTTTATGAATCGTGATTCAAGGTACTGACTAAACAGCTCACTATTGTTCCAGCCTTTGATATAGGATTCTTTAGTTATTGGGGATATTAAACCTTTGATAGGCTCAGGCTTTTCAAAGGTAGTCCCAATTAATACTGGCTTGATGTTGTCTTCATGCCATTTAATCTTAATCATATACGGTGCCTTATTGCCATCATACTCTCGGTAGATATCAATAAGGTCATCTTGCAAGAAGGCTTCAAGCATCAGATCACCAAGAGCTAGTGTAGTCTTGATGTTCTCATTGCTTATGCTCATGTTAGTTGCTATTCTCTTACCAATCAATTGACTGGCAAAGGTTAATTTAACGCTTGCGCTGTGTGTTTCATTTCTATTACGGATACAGTACTTTACTAGCACATCCCATGCCTCACTTAGAAATAACTCTAAGTCCTTTTCCCAGTCTGGGTGATGTGCCAGTAACCTGCACCCCTCGTTGTAGAGCTTTGCTGAGTCAATCTGTATTACAGAAACTCTTTCAGTCAGATATTCTACGGGGTTCATTTAGCTTCCTATGTTAATCGAAATCTACCATTCCTATTTTCTGGAGTCTTCCAGTTACAGTATTATAACGCACACTCCCACAGTCCCCTGTCTTACCAGTGTACCGTGATTTTAATACCCGTAACTTGATAGTATTACGGGTGATGTCATCTTCCGCAATCATGTTACGGCAGAAGGCAATGATATCAAACGAGATCTGCTTAATAGACCCGCTACCTTTAATATCATCAATAGAAGGCATGTGACCTTCTTCGAATGGCTTCTCACCTTTACGTAGATGAGAGATAACTCCAAGCCAAACATCATGTTTCTTTACAATCTTCAGTAGATCAGACATGAACGAGTCAACTGCTTCATTACCAGTTTTACCCTTAATACCTTCGGACACAGCAATAGTGATGTGATCTAAGATAAGGTACTTACATCCTGACAAAGCAAGATGCTCAATCTTATCAATAAGAGAGTCATCACTAACAGAACCTTGGTGGTCTAGCAACACAAGACGTTCATCAGCAAATACCTTTTCAAAGGCTTTACGTTGTTCCTCTTCTGTTGAGTTTTCACTGGTAGTCTGTTCCATAGCCATGTTAATGAACTTGTTGGCAGTATCTCCAATAGATTCTTCCAGAGAAATCATACCTACCATGTCAGTTGTTTTGTCCATGACTTCTAGTACAATTTCTTTGATAACAGTACTCTTACCTGCGCCAGTACCTGAAGCAAACAAAACAATTTCACCCATACGCATACCACCAATCTTGGTGTTGATACCTGACAAGCAGTCCGGGTATGGTGTGGAGGTAGTATTCTTAAGTTGTTTGTACTTATCCCAGATAGCTTCACCACGTAGTACCCCAGCGGGGCTATGTGACTTGGCATCAAAGATAGCTTTCATGATATGACTGCCACCATGCTTAATCAGAACATCACATGGATCTTTTTCTCCAAAAGGAATTGTAGCAATCTTTACCTTATCATATCCAATAATTTTAGCAGCAGCTTCGGTAGCTTTCTTTCCTGCCTCGTCATTGTCAAACATCAATACAATTTCTTCAAAGCCACGTAGCCATTCCCGTTGGTCTAGTAGTAGCTTAGTTGCAGCTGCACTTGGGATAGCGACTGCAGGGTAGAATGAGCTATACTTCTCGTGCTGTGCCTGTGCTACAGCCAGAGCATCCAATTCACCCTCAGTAATAACAATTCTGCGACCACCCGTTGATACATTTTGACCAAAGAGTTGTACACCTTTGAAGTCACCGTGGATAACAAATGTTTTAGGCATCTTACGTTCTTTGTAAGCCACAACTTCATTTGCAACAGTATAAGGGTAGAAATGGCTAATGATCTCACCGTCTTCATCATAACTTACTTTTACTCCGTAATGTGCAGCAACCACTTTTGTGATGCCTCGTTCTTTAAAACCTCGGGAAACATAACTTTCAATTTCTTCTAGTGTGTGCATAGTATAATCTTGTTTACTTACATAGCTTATTACAGCATTGGGGTCTATTGGTGATGACCGGGTACAACTGAAACAATAGCCCCATGTATCACCTTCTTTGTACGAAAATGCATCATGACTGTCACATTTAGGACAGCCCGTTTGTATCCATCGGGACATATTAATTCCAGTAGTCTTTGTCTTCTTTTAATTCACGGATAGAGTGCCTACGCTCTCTTGCTTCTTCGTGGGTTTGTTTCTTTTGTTTATATTTTTGATCGTACTCTGTTTTCAGATCAATATATTCTTCAAGGGGTTCTGGTTTAATTTTCTTTTTAGTCATTTAGGTTTGAGGAATTTAATTGCGCCAATATTGCCGTTGTACCATAAACGGTCTCCATCAGGTGTTTCATCTCGTGATAAGCATTCAGCTGCCCACTGCTCTTGGACTTCGCTATACGTAAGATCTCCGGGGCCAGTACACCATTTGTATATAACAAAAGTAAATGCTCCAAGTCCGTACAGCTCAATATCATCAAGTAATTCTCGACAGGAGGACTGATATGATCGCCAATCACTTTCTTTTCTAGTAACGACTCGTCGCTTAGATCCGGGAGGTAATTTCTTTGTGACACTTACTAGTTGCTTTCTACCAATGTATTGTCTTCCTGTTGGTCCCCAGACAAAGTAGACGAAGCCAAAGGCTCCTTCTGGTCTGTCCGTAAGAGTAATCCAGTGTCCTGTGTCGGATCCCATTTGAGCCTTTCAATTAGTTCTTCGTATTCAAGTGGTCGTAAGTCTTCCGGCACTTGTCTCAGATAAATGTTGTTTGCACACTTAATGAATTTTGTTTTCCATTCATCACCCATCTTTCGTGGTCAGGATGTAAGTACCTTATCTTAGATCACATCACTATTGCTGTGTC